ATGCTGCCAATTGACGGTATTCCTAACATACCAAACTTTAAAGGCTTGAATGTTGCCGGTACTAATGCCCTGATCAGTCTGGGCGGGGCGGCATTGATAAATGCCGTATTCGGTAATTACTGGGGTGTATTTAACGAGTATGGAATACCCATTCTGCTGGCTGATAACGTCACCTCTCTTAAATACAGTAATTCCGCCAAAATAGCACAGGCACCGATAGAAAAAGGCTCATTCGCCTGTTACAACAAAGTCGCTAATCCGTATAAAGCCACCGTACAGCTTACCAAAGGCTCAGGAGGCACTTTAATGCGCGGCGTGTTTCTCGGACAGGTTGAAACACTGGCAGCCAGTACACTGCTGTTTTACATCATTACACCTGAATATGTTTATACCAACGCCTGTATTGTTGGTTACGACACTGCGCGCGAAGCGTCAGACGGGGCGCAACTGATTAAAGTAAACCTCCATCTAGAAGAAGTACGCGAAGTGGTAGTGAAATACGATACCGAAGAGGTAAAAAATCCTGATGATGCAAAAGAAAGCGACGGCGGAGAAAAACAGCCCGAAAAACCCGGGGAATCTTTGTTATCTCAGGCAGTAAACGCTATTAAAGGGTGGTTTAAATGACAACAGTAACCATACCGCTGGATGCTAATCCTAATCAGAATATATCTTTTGTGATTAACGGCAGTCGCTGGCATATCCGATTGTTTACACGGCTCGGGCAGCTTTTTGCCAGTGTAGAAAACGACAAAGACGGCGTACAGGTACAAAACCGCGTCTGTCTCAACGGAACACCGATAACCAGAAATCTTGTATTCATAGATACCCATGGCGACGATAACCCGACTTACACCGGCCTGAATGGCCGGTTTGTTTTGGTATATACCGATGAAACGTAAACAGATAAAAGTAACCGTTACCCTGCGGGATAAGGATAAACAGGGTGAGCAGATTGTTTTTACCGGCAACTATAACCAGATCAGCGCAACCGGCTTTCGTGTGATGTGTAACATCATGTTCGGTTACGGCTCAGTAATGCCGATAGCACAAATACGAATCTACGGCCTGGCACTGGAAAAAATGGCCAAACTGTTCCGTGTGCACTGGAATACGCTTGATGCACTGATGAACAGAGTAAAAGTTGAAGTTGGGGAAGAGGGTGATCAGCTGATTACCGAATTTGAGGGCAATATTACTTTTGCGACAATGGATTTTTCCGTGGCTCCCGATGTCTGTCTGGTTATTGAATCGCAGGCAGCCATGCTGGAGTACAAAAAACCGCAGCCGCCGTATGAAAAAGAAGGCGAGGTGGATATTGCCGATGCAATCAAGGATATCTGCGACAGTATGGGTTATCAGCTTGAGAATAACGGTGTATCTGCAATCACCAAAAACCTGACCTTAAACGGCTCTAATCTGGATAAGCTTAAAACGCTTGAACATGATTTTGAGTTTGATATGTACATTGAGAATAACCTAATTGCGGTTACACCGAAAGGCGGTTCACGCAACATCAAAATTCCGGTCATTACGCCCGCCTCAGGACTGATCAGCTATCCGGTACCCGATATACGCGGCGTGACTTTTAAATGTCTGTACGACCCGTTATTGCGTTTCGGCGGTATCTGCAAGATACAGGATAGCCAGGTTGAAGTATGTAACGGCGAATGGCGCATATACGGCATGCATAAAAGCCTTGAATCCAATCAGCCGGACGGGAACTGGTTTTGTGATATAGCCGCAACATGGAGAGACAGCAAAGATGCAGCAATCAGCAGAATATGAAAATCTGGACAACCTGAATATCAATCATTCACTGGGCGGAGCAGCAGAATTTAACGCAGTTATTTCCAATCTGATCTCGCGGGTTCAGACCGTGACCCTTGTCAAAGTACTGGCGGTTTCAGGTACCGGCGTCAGTCCGGTGGGTGAAGTAAACGTACAGCCGCTGGTGCAGATGCTTGACGGTGCCGGGAATGTTTATTCACCCGGCAGAATATTCAGCGTTCCTTATTTCCGCCTACAGGGCGGCAGCAATGCGGTTATCTGTGATCCGGTCGTAGGCGATATCGGCTTATGTGCATTTGCTTCGCGCGATATATCCGCAGTTAAGCGCAATAAAGCCGAATCCGCACCCGGCAGCCGCCGCCAGTATGACTGGAATGACGGGCTGTATATCGGCGGATTTTTAAACGGCACACCGCAGCAGTACATTAGTTTTTCAGACAGTGGCATAGTGATTCACTCACCGACCAGTATCACGCTGGAGGCACCATCAATCAGCATGCAAGCTTCAGCGGTAACCACTACGACAGGCAGCTATGCGGTCAATGCTTTACAGACCGCACAGTTTACCGGTGGCGGCGGTATCAGTGCCGATGGTGATATTAAAGCCGGTTCAGTCAGTCTGCAAAATCACACTCACAAAGGTGTAACTACTGGCAACGGCAATACAGGGAAGCCAAATTCATGAAAACATTATTTTTAATGCCTGATACATGGGATTTGGTGCTTGATGCTGATGGCAATATCGCTGTCGCTGAAAGTACCTATCAGCAAGCACAAGATATTGCCAGTGCCTGCCGTACCATAAAAGAAGATATGTATTTTAACCAGCAGGAGGGAATACCGTATTTAACGCGCATTCTTGGCAACGGACGCTATCCGCTGGCTTTATACCGCAAACATATTCATGATGCCGCGCTGAGCGTCCCCGGAGTTGTCACCGCTCAGGCAGAGTTAATGCTTGACGGTGACCGGATTATCCACGGACAAATTAAATTCACTAACAGCAATCATAAAACGGGAGTAATTGGTTTATGAGCATTCCGCAATTACAGATTACTGATAAGGGGATTATTGCACCGTCTACAGATGAGGTAATTAGTGGCTTATGGGAGTTGTTCAGAAATGCTTTCGGGCAGGACTTGAATACGGCCATGAATACACCGCAAGGGCAGTTAGTAACCTCTCTGGCCGCCATTATTACTGATGAGCGCAATCAGATGATAACCCTGTTAAATCAGTTCGACCCGCGTTATGCGCAGGGTATCTGGCAGGACGGGTTAGGCTATATCTATTTTATGACCCGCAAGCAGGCTACGCATTCCAGTGTAATGCTGGTACTGAATGGGCTGGCCGGGGTAACCATTCCTGCCGGCACAGTATTTAACGACGAAAACGGTAATAAATGGCAGTTAACTAACGAAGCAACCATTGCCAAGGACGGTAAAGTGAGCGTGCAGGCGCAGTGTGTATCTGCGGGCAATATCAATGCTGCACCCGATACGATTACCGTTATCCCTAAAGCAATTACCGGTTTAGATCGGGTAACCAATCCATATGCTGCCGTTGCCGGGGTCGAAGAAGAAAGCCGTCTGGATTTTGAAAAACGCCGGCGGGCATCGGTAGCGATTAACAGCAAAAATACCAATGCCTCAACTTATGGCGCAGTAGCTGATTTAGCCGATGTTAAAGATGTGTATGTTATCGACAACCCGACAGATGAGACCATACAGATTGGTGCCACGAATTATCCGGTTATCCGAAACAGTATTCTGGTTTCCGTAGTGGGCGGAGATGATGAAACCATTGCCCGTACCATTTTGAACAAAGCCGGCTCGGGCTGTTCTTTTAATGGCAATACAGAATGCGTGATAGCGGATACAGAAAATTTCCCCGTCAGACCGCCGACATACACCGTAAAATTTTTACGACCGGCTTTTGTGCCGGTTTTTTTTCAGGTTATGGTTGATGATCCTGATTTACTGTCATATCAGGATAGCGAGGCTGTAAAAGCGGCCATTATTAGCGGTTTTACAACCGGAGCTGCAAAGGCGGCAATCGGACAGCCGGTTATTGCTTCTAAATTTATCTGTCCGGTTGCTGCCGCCATTCCTCATTTAAGTATAGTGTCGCTGCGGGTGAGTAAGGACGGTAAAAAATGGGCAGACATGCTTGAAATCGGCGTGGATGAATACCCGACAGCCTCGGTTTATCAGATTAAAATATCATGAAAAATATTCAAAACACTTTAATGTCGCAGTATGCAAACAGTCCGGTTATCTGCAATCTGATTGAAAGCATGAATGAATGCATAGACCCTGCCAGATCAATTGATGATTTTTACCGGCTGGCTTTCAATGTGAAAACTGCACAGAGTTTCGGGCTGGATATCTGGGGGCGGATTGTGGGCGTAAATCGCAATATCAGTATTCCACCTGATGATATTGATACTTTCGGCTTTAAAACCACTCCGCAGGCTTTTACGCCGTTTAATAACCAGCCGTTCAGTGCCTCCGGAGCGCGGTTTGCTGCTTATAAATTATCGGATGAGCGTTTCCGCTTGCTTATTATGATTAAGGCGGCCGCTAACATTCTTCATGCAACGGTACCAAATATTAATAAATACCTGCGCATGATATTTCCGGAGAAGCGCGTGTATTTTTTAATTACTGGCCACATGAAAGGACGGTATTTTTTTGAATTCACACCCAATAAATTTGAAAGGCATATTATTTATAACTTGCAATTATTACCGCGCCCGTCCGGCGTCTTAATTGATTATCGCGAATCCCCGCCAGCGGGGATTTTTGGTTTTTCCGGAACAGGTTTTCAACCATTTAACCAAGGAAGTTTCGCATGAGTAAAAATCCAGTATTAATCCCGCAGGCATTTGCGGCTAACGGCAGTAAAAACAATATTCAGAACACCCGGCAGCCCGGACAAGATCCGGAGGATGCAACATGGAGCGACGGTTTCCCGAACGTGACTATGCAGCCGATAGAATCGGGCGGCCTGCCTCCAAAGGGTATGGACTTTAACGGTATCCTTAACGCCTTATCCGCCACTATTGTACATATGCAGAAAGGCAATCTGTTCTATTTTGATAAAGTCTATTGCGATGCTTTTGGCGGGTATCAGAAAGGTGCGATATTGCTGGCTGATGATGGTACAAAAGTATTTATTTCAGTTGCAGATAAGAACACCAACAACCCTAATCAGAATCCCCAATCCTGGGAGGTTATTGCTGGCATAGGACTTAACGCTGCTTCAGCCTCAAAATTATTTGAAGGACGAAATATCGGCGGGGTTGCATTTGACGGTACAAAAGACATAGATTTACCAGGTGTAAATTTACCAGGTAATCAGGATACCTCTGGTAACGCAGCTACTGCTTCTAAATTAACTAATGCATGCAAAATTGGCGGGGTTTCATTTGATGGTGCAAAGGACATAGATTTACCAGGTGTAAATAAACCTGGCAATCAGAATACAAGCGGCAATGCTAATACTGCTACTAAATTGCAGACTGCCCGAAAGATTACATTAAATGGAGCCGTAACTGGTAGTTGTTCTTTTAACGGTGAAGGGGATGCCGTTATTAATACTACGCAAGTTATTGGATTAGGATTGAATCAGAATGTGATTGATGTAACACCGTGGCGTGCTTATGGCACTATATATGTCAATCAGACGTCTTCGCCTATTTTCCTATCAATCAGTTTTTTTCATACGAATAAAAGAGAGGCTCAGCTATGGATTGATAGTATTCTAGTGGGCGAAGTAACTACAAGCAACGAAGATTCACAGCGTAAAGCAGTATATGGCATTGTCCCGCCGGGCAAAGGTTATATCTTAACCGGAAATTTAGATATTAGAGTATGGGCAGAAGTAAGATGAAATATTATTTTAATTATACAAACGAGCAAGTATATGCATTTGAATCAGCAGAATTGGCAGAGAAATGGGTTGAAGAGAACCCAGATTTAAACATTAGTTTAAGGGAACTCACAGAAGATGAGAAAGACCGGCATTTACACCCTGAAAAATATCTGCCAGATGCAGAAAAACTGGCGTTAAAACGCAGCGGTACTTTTAACCTGAGCCGGTGTCAGTTTCTAACTATGACAGAACTAGATTTAGGAAAAGATAAAGATGCGCTAATGGCTGTTGTGACAGAAAATTATCAAGGCAAAACATTAGTCAAGTTGCGTAATTATATCCGCGAAAGTCAGGTGTTCAGTCTGGATAATGATGAACTATGGCAGTTTTTAACAGTAACTTTAAATGTTGAGCCGGATAAGCTGTTTAGCATGTGGGAAGAAGCTAAAAGCAACTACTAACTGATAACCGCTGAAAAGCGGTATTTTTATGGAGTTAATATGACATGACAAAAGCAATTAAATGGTTATACTGGTTACTGGACTTCCGGTTTCTACCAGACAAACTGCAAAGCTGGCTATTCGGTACCGGTACGCGAATAATCGAAGTACTGAACGGATTCGCTATGCTGGGTTTTGCGCTGGTGTTTGGCCTGCATGGTGACGAGATAATTAAGGAGGATCTATACGGCAAATTCCCGCATTTATACCCTAAGGTGTTCGTCACGATTTTAATAGTAGTCGCAATCGGGCAGCTATTTGCTGCCTTTTTTCATTCCAGCCGCAGCAATATTTTATCCGGGTGTTGCCTGCTGTGGTCGGCGCTGATTTGGTTTGTAATATCCGGCACGTTTATCGCCGCCTATCCGCCACTGTCCACAGGCATGACTACCTATCCGCTGATTGCCATCATATGTGCACTGGCCGGCAGAAATCTGATTAAAAACACACAACAGGCAGAAGATAAAAAAGGCGGTGAATGATGAATGAAGCATTTACACTGGCGACTTGTTTTGCCCTTGCCGGTGGCTTTCTGGGCTCACTGGTAGTGTCTGATTATCGACGCTATGGGGTAATGCTTACTGTGACATTCATCATTATAGGGATGGTTTTTTCAGCCGCTATAACAGAGTATTTCTTTACGCAGAATCACCCATGGCTATTTGCCGGTGCCGGTGTATTTGCTGGGATGGCCTCAAAATCTCTGTTAGACGCATTCAAAGCAACTGCGCCGAAGCTGGCTAAAAAACTGATCAATGCTGTGTGTAACAGAGCAGAAAAGATAATCGGTGATACTGATGATAAGCAGAAATAAGGTGCCGGCTGGTAGCTAACTTGATTCTGTTACGCAATCAACTACTATGATACATAGGTTTGGGCACCACCCTAAATTTATAATTATTAAATAGTTATGAGTAAATATGAGTGATTTGGGCACCACCCTGTTTTAGTATCTAATGTTCATAGTGATTTGATTGTGTAACAGATTCAAGCCGGCTAAGTGCCGGCTTTCACATTAAGAATGAATTATTGATAAATGGTTTAATTATGTATAAGTATGTATCGATATGTATTGATATGTTTATTTAAAGGTGTATAATAAACATAAGGATTTTGGAGGCAGAGTATATGCCAAAGAAAAGAAATAAGAAAAATTCAAATAACAAAAAAAATATAAATTCATCTAATAATATAGATAAACAACAAGAATTGCATTATCAAAATTTACATGAAAGGAAAGTTCATAAAACTTTGCGGTTTTTTTTCGTGTGTGTGAGTTTTCCATTGTGTATTTATTTCTTAGCTGGTAAAACCACAATTACGAGCTTGTCTGCAATAGTAAGTACATCCACCGAAACAGTATCAATTGTATATGAATTTATAATTGTGATTTTGTTAATAATTTCAGTTGTAGCAATTATTTGGGCTTATGTAGAAAGGAGAGCAAGAATTAAAAAAGTAATAAAATTAAGTAAAAGAATTGTAAAATTAGAAAAAATGATTGACCCAAATAGGTCTAGCTCGTATTTAAATAAAGATGGTTCAACTCGAAAGGAGGATAAGCATGATGTTTAGCCCGCTTTTCATTGTTTATATATTGATAACACTAGTGGGATTAGTAGTACTTTTGTTTATTTACAACCAGTACAAAAAAACCATGCTAGAATTTTATCGTATGGATATATTTGAATTAAGAGATGAATTGTTTGATTACGCTGCAGAAGGTAACATATCTTTTGATAATGAATCTTATCAACTTATGCGTACTTTATTAAATGGATATTTAAGATACGCTGAATATTTAGATATCTATTATTTTCAAAAGTATCAAAAAGCTGTGAAGGAAAAAAAATTAATTTCTGACAATTTTTTTATACAGCAATATAGCCAAAAGTCTCTAGCTTTAACTAATGAACAAAAAGAAAAATTAGATAAATGCTTTCAACAATCAGCTCTTATTGCAGCAACATACATGATTAGAAAATCTATAGTTTACTGTGTTTATTTATCATTTAAATCATTATTTTGTAAGTTGATATTTAAAAGCGATAATAATAGTAAAGTGTCATGGAAGTATTCTAAACGTGAAAAAGTACGTGAAAAAGTTAAAACTATTAATGAAGAGTTGGTTACAGACATTTATGAGGTTGGTGTAAATGCCTCATAGATATTATTTTTAAAACGAAACTTTCAAGCCGGCCATGCGCCGGCTTTGTTATATCAAAAAAAACCTCACGACTGAGGGAAGTCTCAGAGGGTCAATAGTGGTAAGAAGTTTTGAAGCAATTCAATAATACAAGAATAAATTTAAATTATCTATACAGAGCAGCCGTTATGGCTGCTTTTTTTATGCATGAAAGGTTTAATAATGAATGAATTATCATGGATTAGTGAGGCACGTAAGCACATCGGTTTACGTGAGATTAAAGGCGCTAAACACAACCCGAAAATCATAAAATGGCTTGACGATATGGGTAAGTACAGTACGGAAAGCAAAGCATGGTGGCGTGATGATGAAACGCCCTGGTGTGGCTTATTTGTTGGGCACTGCTTGGGTGAGACTGGGCGGTATGTGGTCAAAAACTGGTTCAGAGCCAGAGAATGGGATAACGCTCAATTAATGACTAAGCTAGATAAGCCCGCATATGGCTGTATTGTTACTTTTACCCGGCAGGGTGGCGGTCATGTTGGTTTTGTTGTTGGCGTAGATGCAAAAGGTAATTTGATGGTACTGGGCGGCAATCAGGGGGACGAGGTCAAAATTGCCGCTTTTTCACGCAGTAGGGTAACCGGTTATTACTGGCCTAGCATATGGTCTGGTAAAGCAGTTAAATCATCTCCTTTACCTGGTCGATATGTGCTCCCTGTTCTAACTTCTTCTGGGAAACTCAGTACTAATGAGGCTTAGTTATTAAAAAGTAAAGCCAGCTAGATGCTGGCTTTATTTATGTTCATCAGAACGTTTATAAGTAATTTTTCCGGCGACCCAGCCACCATTGATATTTTCAATGGTGAAAGTGTTAACGTCTCCTCTAATCAATCCGCCATCGTTGATAATTTCATCGGCATCAACATCTCCATGTATCTGACCACCATTGATATTTTTAATTTTAATAGTGTTAATGTTTCCTTTTATTACTCCACCATTAATATTTTCAATTTTAATAGTTTTAACGTATCCCTGAATCTCTCCACTATGATTAATAATTTCATCAGCATCAACGTCACCGTGGAGATAACCGCCATTAACTTTAATAACATTAGCTTTAGTATTCCCGAAAATATGAGCAGAATTACGCAAGCTTATACGATTAGCTTTAATTTGTGAGTAAAGATATGCATATTCACCAAGATCAATCTCATCAGCATTTATAAAGTCTTTATTGGTGGAGACCTCCCCATATTTTTTGACTGTTAATTTCCCATCTACCTTAAGACTTCCTTTGATATAAAAGAACTCTTGAGTAGAAATATCGTCCTTAATATGGACATCATTAGGGTAGAAAAGATTACCTATTAAATTATTAAGCTCTAAAGGTGGATAAGTGATAGGCAAGAGATCTACCAACCATTCCCCAAGATCTCTATAATTGAACTTTTCGCATTGCTTTAGTACCTCTAAAGCTTCTCCGCCATTAGGGAAATGCTGTTTAAAAGCTTGAAACCCATCTTTATAAGCCCCCACTTTTTCAATCCATTCTTGAGTAACTATAAATTCTTCTTCTTTAGCTTCCATTTTTATTCTCCAATAAAAAAGCCAGCGGTTAGCTGGCTTGGGTTAGTTAATCAGGTTTAGTTAATCAAATTGGCATTGTCTGTTTTAGTATTTGGCAGACTACGTACATATTCAACCGTGGTGGAGATCACCACAGTTGAGTTGGTTTCACCTAATATATATTTGTCCAAATTTAATAGGGGAAGTAACCACACTGTTAAATGATCTATCTAACATTTCATTGATTGTTTCCCCTGCAATAAATTTTGGTTTACTTAAAAATAGATTTCTAGATAGCTGTTTTAAATCTGCGTAACTGGATACTTTAGAAATCAAATTAATTAAAAAATTCACATTTTCTTTTGCAGCAGCTCCATAAAGTAATTCAAATAAATTTGTATCTGTTAGGAGTTTAGTGAATAACTGATTTTGATAAATTACTCCCGTACCAATAGTTATTATTTGCATTGATGCAATATCTGGTTTAAAACCAATTTCAAACCATTTAGCATTAATTTTGGGTATATTGGTTATACTGGTTTTATCGGAAAGTTGAGTTAAAGTATCTAGAATTGTAGTCATTGATATTACCTAAACTGTGTTTAGTAAGTCTTTTTCAACCGTTGAGGAGATCTCAACGGTTGAATTCCGGCAATTGTTAATCAGTCGTGGTGATCTCCACCACAACTGAATTTTGTGAATTACATTCAACCGTTTCGATTTCCATAACGGTTGAATTCTACTAATTTGATTCAGTTGTTATGATGTGCATAACGACTGGATTTTGTGAACTTCTCAGTTTATACATCTGGTACTATCGATTCATGAGTGTATATACTATATATATAGTATATATATAAGTGTCATTTAAAAGGTTCCTATTGTGTGACAGTTTTGTGACACAAAATTAATTTAATATGTATTAATATGTTGTTTTATGTGTTTTCTGAAATTAAGCGGAAAGCCAGTAAATACGGTATTTGTAGCGATATTTTGCGATATAATGCGCCTTGTGTAAAATAGCCGCGTTGCTCGTTGTCGGCACCATATATATTATTAAAAATAATAACTTACAAGGGTATTGTGACAAATTTGTGACAATACCCTTTTTTATATAGCAACTTTCAAACGTCACTGATTTGGGTTATGTTACGCCCTCTTAATTCAGTTTCTTTAATTCTATGGCTTCTATCTTCAAACGTGGGCAAAAGTTTACAGCGCGTGTTCGCCTTAAAGGCAAAGAAATAACCAAAACGTTTGCCTCTAAAGCAGAGGCGCGAGAGTGGGCAGCACAAGCTGAATCAGATATTAATAATCGCCGCCTAGGACTTACTCCTAAAAATATTACGGTCGGCGACCTCATCAGACGCTATCTGCAAGAAGTAACACCCTCCAAGCGCGGAAGCAGAAGTGAGACGCTTAGACTAAACAGAGTTTTAAAAACAGATTTAGCCAATGTTCTTGCTTCGGAGCTTATGCCCGTTCACATTGCCCAATGGCGTGATGATCGCTTGAAACAGGTTCAATCTCCCAGTGTTGCTCGCGAATTAACCACTATTTCTAGTGTATTTAAATATGCGATGAAAGAGTGGAATCTGATCAATGATAATCCGGTAACTAAAATAACCCGTCCGCCCTCAAATAAGGCACGTATCCGGCGACCAACAGAGGAAGAAATAAACCGTATCTGCATGTGGTGTATGTATGACGAAGATACGCCGCCAAAATTAACAATACAGCGTGTTGCATTGGCTTTTTTGTTTGCAATTGAAACAGCCATGCGCGCAAACGAGTTATGCAGTCTGGTCTGGGATGATATAGATTTTAGTCGACGAGTTGCGCATTTGGAGGTAACAAAGAATGGTTATTCTCGCGATGTCCCGCTATCCAAAAAAGCAATAAAACTACTTTATCAACTTCAATCTGTTAATTTGTTTTCTGTGTTTAACCTTAGGGCTGATACATTAAGTACGTTATTTCGGCGCGCCCGTGATTCTTGCGGAATTTCAGATTTGCATTTTCATGATTCCCGGCGCGAAGCACTTACAAGAATGTCGAAAAAGGTTAATGTGATGGATTTAGCCAAAATTTCTGGGCATAGAGATATAAAGATTTTACTCAATACATATTATGCCCCTGACGCCGCTAATCTAGCAGATTTACTTGATTAATTGTTTACGCTTAGCATAAGCCTTTACCTCTGTTGGAATCCATAGAGAGTAGGCGGTTTTATTAACTTTCACAGGTGGCGGGAAATCAGGTTTACAGGCAATGCGACTTTTGAAGTGACCAACTGAACAGGAAAAATATTGCGCACATCTCTCCGCATTCCATAAATTGCTATTATCATTCTGGGCATTTATGAGCGCGTCTAGCTTGTTTAAAACTGTAGTATAAAAATTAACTATATCGTTTTGTGTAGTTTGCATTTTGTCACCTGCTAATAAAACCAGCTATTGCTGGGACGTGTTCATTAATAATGCTTAATTAAAAAGCCGCTTTAAGCGGCTTGGTTCATAGATATTTTGTATATTGTTCTCTGGTTAAGGTTATTATTTCGATAAATTTTCCTACCTTATAATAACCGGTCGTATCAATTTTCTGATCTAAGAAATCATTAATCAGTTTTTTTAATTCTTGGATTTCTTCATCTTTAAGGTCGAACAATCCAGCTTCTGGAAAATAATTAAACTGTATCATCTCATCAGATTCATCTAGCAAATGCGTTATCGCATCTTCATCAAAAGCATTGCATTCGCTTGGCTTGAACAAGTCCCCACGTTCATGAACTGCAATTTTTACTTCTGCTGGTGAATCTTCTTTAAGAAAAGGCATTGCAGATAATGCATTAGCTATTGTGTTGTGATAGGTATTTTCATATACATATACATCTTTTTTATACCTAAGACAAACACCATACCTATATTTATTTTGGTTTTCTAGATAATCGTTATTCATAGTAATCTCCATCTTTAGTTCCATTGTTTACTCCGTGATACAGATATAAAAAAATCCGGAAGTGGTCCGGAATATTTTAGATTTAATATATTGATTAATATAAATATTTATATATTTCAAGCCAGAAAAAGGCGGAATTCCGGTCCCGCACTAATTACTAGCCCGATTTAGATCCTTGGAGGTGTTACACCACTTTGTCCCATATATTTACCAGCTCTATCTTTGTAAGAAGTAGCGCACTCTTCATCACTTTCAAAAAACAATACCTGTGCCGCCCCTTCATTAGCATAAATCTTT